ACTATATGTTCGACCAGATGGAGTAACTGAGAATTACAGCACCTCGTATAACTACTGGGCTGCATCCATCGTAAACTGGACAGATACTCTAGGCGGAATCTGAGCAAACTAGCACTGGCCGGGAGTCTTTGACTCCCGGCTTTTGCATACCCAAATTCTTGGTCAACTAGAATGTGATATACTATAACCATGCCAACATATGTATACAAATGCCCTGTCTGTGAGACAAGGGAAGAGCGAAGATTTATCGACATTGATAAGCGCGATGAGCAGCGCTGCGATAAATGCTCTCAGAACTTGAATAGAATCCCTGCATTCACTGGAAGCGTATGGGCTCCCACGGCGGGAGGAATGAGATGAAATGGCCCCACCATATAAAAACCGTGGTGTAAAGAATGACCGGTGGTGGGATGATGCATATGCAACTCATCCTGACATTGACGTAGAATATATCTACATCCACGGTAAAGATGTAATCGAGCCGGGTGACAAAATCAAAATTAAAAGGAAACAGGGAACTTATGCGTTCCGCTGCCTTGCCCACAACATCACTCTCGACGTTCGATGGATAGACTGTAAGGATACGCTCACTGGAGAATGGAAGTCATTCCGAACAGATGAGTTAAAGGGCAAGGTCAAGCCGCGTAGGCGGCGAAGGAAGAAGAATGAAGCGATTCAGGCTTAAGAGAGTTGTTGACGATTCGGGAATTTCAGGCACCGGATATGTCACCGAAGGAATCATCTGGTCAGATGGTACCGTAGCCATGCGTTGGCTGACACATGTCAGCAGCCATTGTTACTACAATTCTATCGCAGACGTTGAGACCATTCATGGTCACGGCGGGCACACAGTGGTGGAATACATTGACTGAGCTATCCATTCCGGACAGAGAAGCGTTGAGGCTCCAGGTCCAAGAAAAGTACCTAAAGGGAAATAAGCAGCCCGGTACTATCGCCAAGGAACTGGGGCTTAAGCGCGTTGAGGTAATGGACCTCATCCAAGAGTCCAAAGAGATTTGGCGCAATGATGACGCGGTAAAAGAGCGCGCCAAGGAAGCTCTTCAAGAAGCCGATGCCCACCTTGATATGGTCATTAATCGCTCATGGGAAACCGTCGAGCAGGCTGATAACAACAACGACCTTAAGACGAAGGCAACAGTCCTGAAGAACATTGCCGACGTAGAAATGAAGAAGGTCGAAATGCTCCAAAAGGCCGGGTTGTATGATGATGCCGCCTTGGGAGATGAACTTGCAGAGATGGAAGAGAAGAATGAAATCATCAAGACAATTCTTCTCGAAGTAACCGCCAACTGTGAGCACTGCGCATTTGAAGTTAGACGTAGACTCAGCCGGTATGGGAAGAGCCCCGAACCGATGCCTGATTCTATGGTCATTAAGGAGGATGGCTCACCCGCATAGCGGGTGGGCTTATTGTCATGTCATTCGACTTTGGTGACATCCTCAATCTTCTTGATGGTGAGGATTTCGAGGAAAGGCCGGTTGAGATTGAGGAGTTCGTAACAAGCGAAGATTATCTCAACTTGCCTGACACTCCTCTGTCCAAATATCAATACCAGCTAATCAGGGTTAGCTCTCAAATCTATAAGCGAGAGACCCTACATAATCTATATGGATATGAAGCTGGCGAAAAGCGGTGGGCAGAAACCAAGCGAGAGGTTATCTTCCAACTTGGTAAGGGTAGCGGAAAGGACTTTACGTCCACAATCGCCTGTGCCTACATCGTATATCTATTGCTTTGCTTGAAAGACCCGGCTAAGTACTACAACAAGCCGCCCGGAGACACAATTGACATTCTGAACGTTGCTATCAACGCAACACAGGCGCAGAACGTCTTCTTCAAGGGATTCACAAACCGAATTGAGCGCTCTCCATGGTTCATGGGTAAGTACACCAAGAAGCAGGGGCACTTCGAGTTCGACAAAAACGTCAACGTTTACTCAGGCCACTCGGAGCGAGAGGCTTGGGAAGGATATAACGTTCTCTATGTCGTACTTGACGAGATTGCCGGTTTCGCATTGGAGTCAACCTCCGGAAACGAGCAGGCCAAGACTGCACAGGCTGTCTATGACATGTACCGTGCATCTGTCACGTCACGATTCCCAGACTTCGGAAAGCTAGTCCTCTTGTCATTCCCTCGTTTCAAGGGTGACTTTATCCAGCAGGCTTACGATAAGGTTATTGGTGAGAAGGAAACTATCATTCGCACTCACAAGTTCAAGCTCAACCCTGATTTGCCAGATGGCGTTGAGGGGAACGAATTTGAGATTGAGTGGGAAGAGGACCACATCATGAGCTACAAGACCCCTGGAGTCTTTGCTCTCAAGCGGCCTTCGTGGGAAGTTAACCCAACCAAGAAGATTGAAGATTACATGGTTGACTTCTTCGACAACCCACTTGATGCCGGTGGTCGTTATGCATGTATGCCACCTGATGCTATTGACGCATTCTTCAAGGACCGCCAGAAGATTGAATACGCATTCAACGGACGAAATGGAAATAGCCTGGATGGTGTCTTCGAGGACGACTTCCTACCCAAGGCTGACAAGCAATACTATGTCCATGTTGACTTGGCTCGTGTCCACGACCACGCAGCCGTTGCTTTGGCACACGTCGAGAAGTGGGAAACTCGTAAGATTGGTGCCAATATGACCGAACCAGCGCCGGTTATCGTGGTAGATGCAGTCCGTTACTGGACTCCATCCAAGACAAAGAACGTAGATTTCACAGAGATTCGCGAATATATCTTGTCACTCAAGAGGCGCGGGTTTGACTTGAAGCTAACTACATTTGACCGCTGGGAATCAGCAGATACAATTGACTATCTGAAGTCCATGGGACTCAGGTCTGAGAGACTTTCTGTTGCAAAGAAGCACTATGAAGACTTTGCAATGGTCGTTGCAGAACAACGTCTAACTGGACCAAAGCTAGACTTGCTCATTGACGAACTCTTGCAGCTTCGAATTATGAAGAACGATAAGGTTGACCACCCTCGTAAGGGAAGTAAGGACTTGGCAGACGCAGTGTGTGGGGCTATCTACAATGCTATCGCACACACTCCGCGAAATGCAAATGAAGTCATCGAAGTCAAGACCCTGGCTGACATCCACCAGGAGATTGAGCGAAACCGGATTGAGGAAGACCAGCAGGACGGGGTTATCAGGGCTCCGAAGCGCAAGATGCCAGCAGAATTGGAGGAATATCTATCAAGATTGAAGGTTCTCTGAGCATGCCTCCCATGCGGTCGGCTGACTGCAACTTGACATCAAGCAAGAGGATGCTCTAGAGTATCAATTACACTTGAGAATATAACAAAACATAATGAATGATGTAAATAAGATTGTAGATATTGGGTATTTGGTATGTAACTGCTCTAACAAGCACGTACCCAAGCCACATAAGCTAGTCAAGGTAGAGATTGGTGACTCTGTGTATCATCTCTGCCCAACGAGTTATCACAACTTGACAAGCTTGCTGGAGAAGTGGGATGCTTGCAATGGTGAGCCTCCGGGCTCTATCAGAAAGCACTACTCTGATTTCATTCAGAGACTAGCTAAGGAGCAGAGATTTGGCTGAATTGCCAGAGCACTTTGAGTTTGAATTCACAGTCAAGGGGCGCTATCGTGTCCACCGTGACCAACTCAAGGTAGCCTATGGAACGGAAGATTTGGACGTTGCTGCCGGAATCGACCGGCAGCAAATGGAAGACGACCCCGTAACTGTCATGTTCTTCGTTGAACAGCATGAAGGTCTTGAGTTTGATGTGAGGCCAGTACGTGAGCAATGAAAAGAGTGGCGGAGGAACTGCTTGGTTCCTCCCAGCCTTGACTCTGGTGTTTGTAGCAGCTAAGCTGTTCGGACACTTCGACCATTCATGGTGGTGGGTATTCGCACCGATGTGGATTCCATTCGTGGTAATTCTTGCACTCTTGGCTCTCTGGGGACTAATCTATGTGATTGCCCTAGGAGTTATCGCCATCAAGATGTTTGTGCAGTACCGGAGCTTTCAACCATACAAGAAAGCGCGGGCTGAGCAGAAGAACAATAGAGCAGTAAGAAAAGCAATCGATAGATATGCAAACTCGCTAATCCGGCGAAGTTGACAGATTCTAGGCGAGTGTGTTAAAGTAGTAAATGTAGCGATTCCCACGATAATGGTGGGGCAGAGGAAAAACTCACCTCGGTTGCTACATCACGGGTTGTAGCTCAGCTTGGTCAGAGCGCTCGGTTTGGGACCGAGAAGTCGCAGGTTCAAATCCTGTCTACCCGACGCAGCGGTTGTAGGTATTTCTGCGGAGCAAGAACCGGTAGAACCTTCCGAATCACTTTATAATTCTTAGGAGAAAGAAGAAC